TATGGCGACGGAAGTACCGGCGGCAGCACTGATGGCGGCGGTTGGGGTGGCTGGGGCGGCTCTGGCGCGGACGGCGACGGTAGCTACGGCGGGGGATACGGCGGCGATGGAGACGGTGGCGGTGGCTACGGCGGGGGTGGCTACGGCGGTGGTGGCTACGGCGGTGGTGGCGACGGTGATGGCGGTGGTGGCGGTGGCGGAGGAGGCGGCGACGGGGGCGGCGGTGGAGATGGTGGCGGCGGCGGTGAGAAGCGCGGCGGCTTCATCCGTGCGCGCCATCGTGTCTTGCATCGCGCTGACGGCGGAATCGTAGACAAGGCGCTGGAAGCTGTTGGTGGACAGCAGCCTGACCCTGTTGCGATAGCTCAACAAGCGCTTACAGCGCCTCGGGCAGGCCTATCCAAGGGCCAGCAGCAGCTTATGGGCAGCTTTCAAAAAGAGAACCGCCCGGCGGCTGTGGTATCGCCCAAACCCGGCACAGGCAGCACTGAAAGCTCGCCCGGCTGGAGTTTTGCAACCCCAAACCAACCCGGTCAAGATCTGCCGCCGCCAATGCAGGCTCCAGTTCGCGATAAGCCTCGCTTGTCTAACATTGCCGACCATGTGCAGAAGCAGATGAAAGCACGGGGGTTCCGCGACCTTGTTCGGGATGTCGCGGGCATTCACAAAATGGATGTGACGCCAACAACCGGGTCTTGGAACGGTCAGGTTGAGCCGTCTTTTATAATTAACGGCTACGGCCCCAATGGCGAAGATGCTACCCCTGCCCAGATCCGCAAATTGAGCCATTTGTTGGGGTTTGGATATCAACAGGATGCGGTTGTTGAGCATCACCATAACCCCAGCGTCGATGAGGGCGTTCCCACAATGTATGTGGGGAAAGGACGCAAACTTGTCAATTCAGATCTTGACGCAATCCATACTGCTGCGCAAAGTCATGGGCTGGATTTCACTCGCACCAAAGATGGTATGGGCGTGAAGTTCAGCCACTATGGCGACGAGAAAGATACGCCTGAACAGGCGGAACAGAAGCATAATGAGTTCATGGACAAGGTTAAATCCGTTGCTGATCAAACGGGAATGCCTGATCGTCTTCACGTTCGCACCGCAGGAGATTTGAAATATGCCAAAGGATATCTCGATGAAATATTCGGAGGAGCAGGCGGCGAAGAGGGGCTTCCTCCCGGCTCCACACGATCACCCGATCTATTCGGAAGGGTCGTCGATCACGTTCTTGCACCATACGCCAGAGCGTCAGCAGCGGAAGGCTACCGGCTCTCACCAGAACGCCTCGGGGAAACATACGGCCTCTCCCCGGAAGAAGTGAATCATGTTCGCAAGGCTCTTTACCCTGTAAAGGGTAGCGACCGCTCGACGGTTGCTCTTATGAAAGAGGGGCCTGACGCCGAGCAGCTTGACGTTCGACCAACCGGCAAAGATGGGAAGCCGGTTGTTGATGACGTTCTTTACGCTTTGCAAAACCGAGCGGCGGGGCAAGGCCAAATTGATCCTACCGATCACAGCGATTCAGCAAAGAAAATGATTGCCAAAAACATGGCTGATGAGGTTGAGCATCACGTTGGTAGCTCAGATAAGTCGGCTATTGGCTGGTACGACGCTGAGTTAAAGAAGGCAAAAGACAAATACGCCGTTGTCTTCCCCGAAATTAAAAGCGACCCGCAAAAATCGCTGTTGTTTGACACCATTCTTGGCATTACATCGCAAGGGAATGACGTTCATTCCAATTCTGTCTTTGCTGCGCGCCTTTACAACCTTGTTCGCGACGGAAAAATGTCGTTGAAGGATGCGACACAAGAGCAAGCTGGCACAATGGGCGAGCAAACCAAGGCGATTGAGTACAATCTCCATAAGTTGCATCATCTATTAGAGAATAATTCTTCAGAAGACCTGTCTAATATTCTCGATAAAAAGCAGACGGTCAGCCAATGGAAAAAGCAGCTTAGAGATGACGCGAATCTACAGAATTTTGATGGTGAGCCGCTTGATGTGAAGGGCCGCGCCGATCAAAAAGTAACTGGTTGGTCTGTGTTTGGCCCCAAAATTGGGTCTTTCATCAACAATCTGCGCGGTGACTATTCCACTTTGACAGCGGACCTTTGGTTTTCGCGAAGCTGGAATCGTTTGTTGGGCCATAACTTCTTGCACACGCCTCTTCAAGAGGCTGCGCAGTACCGCGACTTCCGAGATGCGATGCATGCTGAGTACGCTCATCATCATCCCGGCGAGGTATCGCCAATGCAGCCTTATAAAACGAGGCAGGGCGAAGTTGTTGCCGGAAAAGATGAGCAGCCAGCCTCTTGGTTGCATGGTTCTGACATGAAAAACATGAGCGCTGATGAATTTAACGCTCACATGAACGATCCAGAATTGATGTTGGAGAAGGCAACCGAGATCTACAACAAATATAGCTCTCCCAACAAAGAAACGGGTAAGGGAGCGTTTTCTGAAAAGTCAGATCTTCGCCGCCGAGCTAAAAACTGGGTGGAAAGCCGCTACAACCCCGTAGCAGCGCCCCGCAGTGATCAGGAGCGCGGATTCCAACAGGACACTGCTGAAGAAGCGCAGAAGATGCTTAAGAAGCGCGGGATTGATATCAGCATTGCCGATATCCAAGCGGCTCTTTGGTATCATGAGAAGGATCTGTTCGGGAAGTATGGCGTTGCCGGGTCTCGACAGGCCCCTGCAAGCTACAGCGATGCGGCAGACAAGGCCGTGCAGCTTCATCAGAGCGGCAGGCTTTACGACAATTGGTCTGACATCCAGAAAGAGATCAAAGCGTCTCAAAAGGCCGCCCGTGATGAAGAGCGGGCCAAGCTGAAGGCTGAGAAGGATGCCCAAAAGGCTGCCGATAAAGCCGCCAAGGCCGCTGCAAAGGCAAAGCCGCAAGGTGAGTTTGCCACAGGCGGGGAGGTAGGAGGTTCGCGCCCTTTTGACCTTGGAGACGACCTGTCCTACCCTCAAACAGGAGACACAAATGACGCAGACAATGAAATTGCCGCAGCACCTCGCAGTTCTGGCCCCCAAACCGGAGGATTTCCCCAACAAGGAAGCCTACGAGGAGGCCAAAGCATTCTTCAACCACAGGGTGCGCAGGACGATCAGAGCCCCCTTGAAGGCCTCCCCACAAAAGTAGGCATTCCTCGCACGGGGGAGACGCTAACGGCGGCCCATGACCCCCGTATCCGGGCTGTAGCGGCTGATTACATGCAGTCGTCCGGGCTGCAATATAGCCCCCCCCGCAAATACGTTAAGGTTGACCCCTCTCGCGGCAAGCGCATTGCTGACGAGTACGAGAGCATGGAGCATGAACCGCATCACCCGCTGGTAAAAGCTTCATATGATGCATTGGCAAAGGAGACTATCGCTCAATACAATCACGCCAAAGCGGCTGGCTTAAAATTAAGTTTTTGGAATCCTGATGAGATGGAAGACCCCTATGCGGCGTCTCCCCGCTTGATGACGGAAGATGTCCGCAAGAACCATCACATGTATGTTTTCCCCACCGACTACGGTTACGGAAATGAGCCGATCTCTGATCGTGATCGTGAAGAGAACCCGATGTTGCGCGATACGGGCGAAACGTGGAACGGCAAACCTGTGCTAGTCAATGACATGTTCCGCGCTATCCATGACTATTTTGGTCATGCAAAAGAAGGCGTTGGATTCCGTGGTGATGGCGAAGAGAATGCATGGCGCTCGCATGCGTCGATGTATTCGCCGCTTGCAAGACTTGCTTTAGGCACCGAGACGCGCGGCCAGAATAGTTGGTTGAACTATGGCCCTCATGGCGAAAAGAACCATACCGCCAGCACCGAAGAAACCGTTTTTGCCCCACCCAAGATTGGGTTGATGTCTTCATGGGTGCACCACGAAGGTGGCGAAGATTTCACGTTGCCAGAACACGTTGAAGAGATGCAAAGAATACATAAACGGCACGGCATGAAATCGCGTGGCGGCGCTTCTATCGTTGATCGCGCTCTTATGCTAACATCCAAGAAGGCTTAAGCCACTGGGGACGCCCGGTAAACTTTGGAGTTGACATGTCAGACGTAGCTAAGAAGGCCCGCGCGGCCATGAGAGCTAAGGCCCAGCGCCTTGGCGCGGATCGCCCACTTGAGAAGGTGGACTCCTCTTCTTACACGCCCCCTGAATTGCTGAACGCTGATGTGCAGACCGGCATGCGCCCCGTCTCCCGTCGCCAGTTCAAGAAAGGCGGCAAAGTCATGGGCGAATGCGCCCCTACCCGCGCTGACCGCATGCCCCGCAAGTCCGGCGGCAAGGCTGAAATGCCTACTGTTGACCGTTTCATCAACAAGGACATGAAGAAGGCTAATGAGTACCGCGATGGCGTTAAGCACATCGGCGGCATGGCTAAGGGCGGCTCCACATATGGCGTTCCTCCCAAGCTCCGCTTAATGAAGACCCACTCTGAAGGTGGAAACACCGCGAAGGTTTACAAGAACCCTGACTACAATGAGTATCAGGTGAAGTATTTTAAGGATGGCGTCCACCAAAAGAAGGCGGACTCCTTCCACGATGACTCTGCTGACGCTCATGACTCGGCGCAGTCCGCCCTTAGCCGTGGATACAAGGCCGGTGGCCGCACGAAGCGCGAGGAGGGCGGTTCTGTCCCCGACTATGACACCGGCTCGCGCACAGGCGCAGGCGCTGTCACGAAGTCCCGCAGCAAGCCCACGCCTCCAATGCCGCAGCGCCGTCCGCCCCCGGCTGACTACGACACTGGTTCGCGCACTGGTGATGGCGCTGTGATGGAATCGCGTAAGTCTGGCGGTCGCACCAAGAAGATGGGCGGCGGCGGCATGGGGCCTGCTATGTCTGGCGCTGCTAAAATGATGCAGGAAGCTGATCGCGGCGTTCCGTCTGCCACGATGAACTTCAGTGGCGTCAAGAAGGGCTCGCTTTCCCCCATGCGCGCTGCTGGCATGAAGAAGGGCGGCGAGGCTCACGAAGACGTTGCTGCTGACAAGGCGCTCATCAAGAAGATGGTGAAGGCTGAAGCCCGCACCAAGCGCGCTACTGGCGGTCAGGTGTTTTCTGGCCCCGGTTATCCCGGCAAGGTTCCCGGCGCAACTGGTGGCCGCACGGCTCACGCTGCTGGCGGGAAGACCAAAGGCAAGGGCAAGACTGCGATCAACATCGTGATCAACGCTGGCAAGGCCGATGATGGCAGCATGATGCCGCCCGCTCCGATGGGTGCCCCCAAGGGAATGCCTATCCCCATGCCGCCTCCGGGCGCTGGGATGCCCCCCGGAGCCGCTCCGCCTATGCCGATGCCACCTCCGGGCCTTATGGGCGCTGGTGGGCCTCCCGGCGCTCCTCCGATGCCTCCCGGTGGCATGCCCCCGATGGGGCGAAAGGCTGGCGGTCGCACCTATCGTTCTTATAAGGACATGGATGCGGGCGCTGGTTCTGGTATGGGCCGTCTGGAGAAGTCCGAGATTGAAGAACACAAGCGCGGTGAGCGTAAGGCCGGTGGCCGCACCTACCGCTCGTACAAGGACATGGACGCTGGCTCTGGCAGTGGTCTTGGACGCCTTGAAAAGACAGAGATCGCGGCTCGCAAGACTGGTATCCAGCGGGCCTAAGTAATTCGCGCTGGCTTTGACCGCCACTGCGAATGACGGTGACAGCCTCGGCCCCCCTCGGGGCTGTCACCACTACTACATTGAGGGGGGACCGCAGGGGGCGGATGTGCAGACGTATTCAGCGTTCTATCAGCATGAGTTAAGCAAACTCATCTTGGAAGAGATCGAACGGCGCAAAGAGCAGCTAGTAACTGCAAGCTCTACGTTTGACTTTCCTGCTTACCGTCACCATGTCGGAATCATAGAAGGGCTTCGCACGGCTTTAGAGCTTTGCGAAGAGGCAGAGCGCGTCGTCAATGGTGGCGACCGTAATCGTTAAGGGGGACTACAATGCCGTATATGTTGATGCACCATGAAGTTGATCCTGTGCAGAAGATCTTAACCGACATCGGTGATCTTTCTACAGTTCAACTTTTCAATAACGAGGTTCTCGTGGGCATCTATCTTCGCCCAGAAAAGACAAAGAGCGGGTTCTTCTTGACGGATCAGCACCGAGACGAGGACCGACATCAGTCAAAAGTTGGTTTGCTATTGAAAGCTGGCCCAAAAGCGTTTGAGCCCAATGCTGAAGGTTGGTTTGAGGGTGAATCGTTTAACTTGAACGACTGGCTTGTCTTCCGCCCTTCGGATGGGTGGCAGATTACCGTTCACGGCGTTCTCTGTCGCGTCTTAAAAGACGTTCAGGTTAAAATGCGCGTCACAAATCCTGATGAAGCTTGGTAAGGAGATAGCGATGAACGATGACAACGAACGGATTCCGGTAGATATTACCCCGGACAAAGCTAATAAGCGCGACAATCTTGATGTTGTTGTGCTTGAAGACGATCAAATTTCATCCAACGCGGATGATTCAGATGATACGGACCCTCATAGAGCCATTGAAACGCTGAAAAAGAAGCTGAAAATGGAGCAAGAGGCCCGTCATGAGGCTGAACAACGCGCCAAACAGGCTGATTTTCAGGCTCGTAGGGCCAGCCATGAGGTAGAAGACACCCAGATGCATCTGGTTGCCAATGCGATTGAGACAATCAAACGCGACAACGAGATCCTGACGGCCAATTATGCTGAATCCATGCGCAACGGCAACTTTGAAGACGCCGCGCGCATCCAAATGGCCTTAAGCCAGAACAGTTCCAACCTCAAACAGCTTGAGGATGGGCATGTTCGCATGCAGGAAGAGGCGCGAAATAAGCCTGCTACGCCTCCAGAGCCACCGCAAGTGCTAAAACCTGAACAGCAGATTGATCAGATCATCGGTCAGGTGTCGAAACCCTCTGCCCAGTGGTTGCGGGACAATCGGGAGCATTTTGCTGATGATAGAACCATCAACAAGATGTTCCGCGCGCATGGTGATGCGGTCGATGACGGTATAGAGCCCGACACGGCAGAGTATTTTCGCTACATCGAAAAGCGTCTTGGCTTCAAGCAGGACGAATATGGAGGGTCACCTATGTCGTCAGCAGCAAAGCCGTCTTCTCGACAATCTCCGCCGCCTTCCGCCCCTGTGAATCGTGATACAGGACGCACAAACGTCGCGCATCTCACAAGGGCGCAGGCAGACACTGCTAAAGCTCTTGGGATGACCGATAAAGAGTACGCCCTGCAAATGATGGCCCTGCAAAAAGAAGGCAGGCTTCCCCACTAAGGAGATTTGTTATGGAAAATGAGAACGAAGTTTCCCGCCGCCGCAGCCGTCCTCTAGAGGGTCTTGCTGCTGCTATACCCCGCGAAGATATGAGGGAACCAGTGAGAGAAGATGACCCACTTGCTCGCGCCGCCAAGCGCGTTGCAGAACTGCGCGGTCACCTTGGAACGCTTGATGAAGGTCAGGATGAGTTCTTCGTTGATCCTTCAATGGTTCCAGAGGGTTGGTCGTATGAATGGAAGCGCCATTTGCTTCTCGGTGCGGAAGACCCGTCCTACAACGTGTCTCTGGCGCGTGAAGGTTGGGAACCTGTGCCTGTGAATCGTGACGCCAAGCACCGCGCCATGATGCCGATGAATTGGTCTGGCGCGCACATTGAGCGCAAAGGCATGATCCTCATGGAGCGTCCCGCTGAAATTGTGGAGGAGATGCGCCTGCTTGAAAAGCGCAAGGCTCGCGATCAGGTCCGCGCTAAGGAAGCCCAGCTTTCTGGAACTCCCGATGGCACATTGACCCGCGATCACCCGCAGGCCAAGCCGCAGATTAAAAAGGGTTGGGCCGCTATTCCCGTCCCTTGATGTAAAGTTTTAAGTTTACAATGCTGTAGGGAGCCGCTGTAACAGGCGGCTCTTTACTTTTGTGATTACCGTGGTAATCTCTGGCCCAGAACCTGTATTGGTTTCTCCTGTCCCCCGGCGTGGACAGATAGCTTCCCCCGGCTTCCGAGTTGCCCCGGTGCGCGACGACGAGCCTCCTGAATAAGGAGATTCCGTCATGGCGAACACTGCCGCCTATAACGGCTTCCAACAGTACAGTGGCACTGGTTCCGCCCCGACCTACGAACAGGTTGCGGTCCAGATTGCCTATAATGCTTCCGCTATTTTCTACGGCGACCCCGTAAACCCTGACGCCAACGGCTATGTCGTTGTTGGCGTTACGACTGGCGCTTCCGCAAACACCCAGATCGCGGGTGTATTTGTCGGCTGCCAGTACCTCTCGGTGTCGCAGAAGCGCACTGTCTGGTCGAACTATTGGCCCGGCTCCGATGTTGCCTCGACCAATGTGGTTACCGGCTACATCATCAATGATCCCAACGCTAAGTTCGTTGCTCAGTTCGGCAACGTCAGCGTCACCCAGTCTTATGTGAACTCGGCTGTCGGCTTCAACATCGGCACTGGGAACACTGCTAACGGCATCTCCGGTGCGTATCTTGCCACTCTCGGCACGACCGACACCACGTTCCCGTTCAAGGTGGTATCTCTCGTCACTGATCCGCCGGGCGTAAATGGCACGGAGTCTGGTGCTTACCAGAAGGCTATCGTGGCATTTAACTTCGTCAGCACCAAGGCCCTTCCGGGCATCTAACAAGGAGTAGGGACTATGGCTGTTAATCTTTCTGCCATCAAAGACCTTCTCCTCCCCGGTCTCCGTGGGGTTGAAGGCAAGTACGAGCAGATCCCGTCGCAGTACGACAAGATCTTCACCAAGCACGATTCCAAGATGGCGCTTGAGCGCACCGCAGAAATGCGTTTCTTGGGTCTCGCCCAGCTTAAGACCGAAGGTGGTCAGACCGCTTTCGACAACGGCGCTGGCGAACGCTACGTCTACAATCAGGAGCATACTGAGATTGCTCTTGGTTACGCCATCACTCGCAAGGCGATTGATGACAACCTCTACAAGACCCAGTTCATGCCTTCGAACCTCGGCCTGATTGAATCGTTCCATCAGACCAAGGAAATCTATGGCGCGAACGTGCTGAACACCGCGACGACCTACAATGCGGCTGTCGGCGGTGACGGCAAGGCCCTCTGCGCCAACGATCATCCGATTGACGGTGGTACTGTTTCGAACATCCCCTCCACCCCTGTGGAACTCAATGAGTCCACTCTGTTGGCTGGCATGATCGCGATCCGTACTGCTTTCAAGGATCAGGCTGGTCTGAAGATCTTCGCCCGTGGTCGCAAGCTTGTGGTTCCCCCGCAGCTTGAGCCGGTTGCTATCCGTCTGACGAAGACTGAACTGCGTCCCGGCACCTCGGACAATGATGTCAATGCGATTATGATGACTGCCGGAGGCCTCTCCGAAGGTTACATGGTCAACGACTTCTTGACCTCCACGAAGGCTTGGTTCTTGCTCACCAACATCGACGGCCTGTCGTATATGGAGCGAGTTAAGTTCGAAAGCGACATGCAAGTGGATTTTGTTACAGACAATCTGCTTGTTAAGGGCTACGAGCGCTACAGCTTCGCGTACTACAACTTCCGCGCGATCTGGGGTTCGTTCCCGACCTAATGCTAAGAGGCGGGGTTCGAAGCCCCGCCTTTCATCTAGGATCATAGTCGCGTTGACCGGCCTAGCGGATACTGCACAAGACAACGCGGCGACTCGTGCAGGAGGTTCCTATGGGAACAAGCACTTTTACCGGACCTATCAAGGCTGGCGATGTTCTTAATACGACGGGCACAACGCCCGGCACGGTTAAGAATGTTGGCTTCGTTATGATGGCGCAGGCTGTTGCCATCACGCAGGCTGGTTCTGCCACTGCCCTCAATACCGGCATCGTCATTCCCGCTTATAGCCACATCGTCAACATTCAAGTGTTGGCAACTGTTGCGTGGAATGGCGCAGCTTCGACCATCAGCCTTGGTACTTCCGCCACTGCCACTGAGCTTGTCTCGGCTGGTTCTATTGCCGCAATTGGTCTTGCTGCATTGACCCCCGGAACTAACGCAACTCGCACGGCTACGTGGTCTAACGTCGGCTCATCTGACGTGATCATTTACGCCCTTTCCGCTAACACGGGAGACGGTGTCGGCGACCTTGTCGTCCGCTACATTCAGGCTGAGAACGCCTAAGCTACAGGAGATTGTCATGAAGGGTAAAGGTCAGCACAAACTTGGGAACCTCTCTCCCGAAGCTATTAACGGCGAGTTTTACGCTGGCGGCAAATCTAATGTTGCTGCTGAAGCTAAGAGCAAGGCTGAAGGCTTCAAGAAGGGCGGCAAGACTGTGAAGATGTCTGGCGATAAGGCCAAGGCTTCTGCGGCTCGCATGCCTCGCAAGGCTGGCGGCAAGGTCATGTCTTCGGCTGCCAGCGGTACGCCGCGCAGCAAGTCTTCTCACTACTAGGATCGTCCTCCCCCGATCTAATGTGAGACTAACGGGGGCCGTGTGCCCCCGTTTTGTTAGGAGGGTTTTATGACTGGTGCTTGGACTCGCAAAGAGGGCAAATCCGCATCTGGTGGGCTTAATGAAAAGGGCCGCGCTTCGTTGAGAGCGCAGGGACATGATATTAAGCGCCCGCAGCCAGAAGGCGGTTCACGGAAAGACAGCTTCTGTGCTAGGATGACCGGGATGAAGCGCAAGCTAACGGGATCTGCAAAGGCTGCCGATCCTGATAGCCGCATCAATAAGTCGCTCAGGAAGTGGGATTGCTGACATGGCCGAGAAACCTTTTTGGGAACAAGACGCCCCAAAGGATGCCAAGGAAAAGCACCTGAGCCGTAAACAGGTTCAGTCGGCTAAGGCTAGTGCCCGCGCGGCTGGCCGTCCTTATCCAAATTTAGTTGATAATGCCGCCGCCGCCCGCAGCAAGGGGAAGTGACATGCAGTATTCCAATCTTACAAAAACTGGGACAGGTCGTAGCGCCATTTGCGTTGTTGACGATTTTCAAACGCCATTCAATATCGGCGTTGCCGTTTCGCTGAGTTCGACCGCGACGTTCACCGTTGAGTATTCTCTTGATAACCCCAACGCTGCTGGCTATTCGGCTGGTTCGGCTACTTGGTTTGTCGCGCCGGGCTTCACATCGGGATCGGCTGCTGTAGGCGGCGCAATCACTATCCCTTGCCGCGCCATCTCATTGAACGTATCTGCTAATGGTGGAACAGTTACTGCTCAGATCGTTCAAGCTGGGCCTGCCTGATGGCGACGAGCAACACCTATTCGTTCAATCCCGGTTTAGGCGAGCTTACGCTCTATGCCTACAACCTGATCGGGATTCGGAACACCGCGCTGCTGCAAGAGCATATGGAAGCCGCTCGCATGGCTTCCAACATGCTTTGCTCGCGCTGGTCAAACATGGGTGTGAACCTTTGGGCGGTTGACCTTGTAACGACCCCGCTAGTTACCGATCAGGCCACCTATACCGTTGACGGCAATACAGTCATGATTTTGGACGCCTACGTCCAGAACGACGACTCTGGCGCAAACATTGACCGCATCATCATGCCGGTAAGCCGCACCGAGTACGCCAGCTATCCTAACAAGGAGCAGCAGGGGTTCCCAACTGTCTACTGGTTTGACCGGCTAATTAGCGCGTCTCGGTCTACTCAAACGCCCGCAACTACAGGCCCAACAATTACGCTTTGGCCGGTCCCGAACACGGACAACGGCCCCCAGAGCCTGAAATATTACCGGGTGCGCCAGATACAGGATTCCGCATTCTCTAATGGTCAAACCGTCGAGATCCCTTATCTGTGGCTTGAAGCGTTCGCCTATGGGCTTGCGCTGCGTCTTGCCCAGATATGGAACCCTAACGCGATGGCGATGATCAAACCTATGGCTGATGAATCGTATCAGATCGCGGCAAGCCAGAACATTGAACAGGCCCAGCAATATATCTCTCCGATGATTTCCGGTTATTTCCGCTAATGGAGGGGATGAATGGGTTACGCATCCCGATCCGGTAGAGCCAGAACTAGCGCCAAAAATCCGCAAGCGTTTGCCATCTGCGACCGTTGCGCTATCTGGTACAACCATGTGAACCTTCGTTGGCAGTACGATTGGGCTGGCGCTTCGCTGGTCAACAAGCGCATTCTGGTGTGCAGCACTTGCTATGACGAGCCTCAACAGCAATTGCGCGCAATCATCATCCCTGCTGACCCCATGCCGATCATCAATCCGCGCGTTGAGCCGTATGCTTGGGACGAGGTTGATCGCCGTCAAGTCTCCGGCAACAATACGGTCAACACGCAGACTGGTATCCCTATCCAACAGGGCGATACTCGCGTCACCACTATTGATGGCGACATCCCAGATCAAACTCGCGTTACTCAACAAACGGGTGAAGCCCCCTACGGCACGAATCAAAAGCCGGGCACCGATCCGAATGCCGTCACTTATCGCGACATCACGAATGTCACGAACAACGGCATTGGCATCATCCGTGTCACGGTCAGCGTTACTTCTGGATTTATCACAGGCCAGAAGGTCATCATCAATGATGTGGTTGGGGTTACTGCGGCAAACGGGAAGTGGACAATCACGGTCATCAACCCAAGCCAATTCGATCTTCAGAACTCATCGTTCACTGGTGCATACGTCAGCGGCGGATATGTTATAAACAATCCCAGCTTGCCATACGGCTTCGATGAAGTGCCCAAGACAGGACCGCTCTGATGCCTCGTTACGCCAGTAATATCCAGATCCCCAACCTTGGCGCGGCTGTTTCCCTTAACGGCACCGAACAAGTTGAGATCGTTCAGGCTGGCGAGTCAAAGCGCGCCACGACGCAGCAGATTGCTGACTTGAAGGGCGTTGGCCCAACGGGTCCTATGGGAATTACCGGGCCCACGGGCAGTCAAGGCCCTACCGGGCCCACTGGGCCGACGGGAGCTAATTCTACTGTTGCCGGGCCTACGGGGGCTATTGGTCCAACCGGCCCAACTGGGGCCACAGGTGCAGCTTCCACTGTTGCCGGGCCAACAGGGCCCAGCGGAACCGGCCCCACGGGTCCAACTGGCGCAACAGGGGCTGCATCCACTGTGGCGGGGCCGACAGGGCCCACTGGAGCAACTGGATCAACTGGGTTAACTGGCCCTACAGGCCCCACAGGGGCCACTGGCACCATTACTTATCCCGCCTCCGGCATTGCTGTTTCCACGGGATCGGCGTGGGGAACGTCGCTCACAGCCCCGTCTGGCACGATTGTTGGAACCACTGACACGCAGACGCTGACGAACAAGCGTGTGACGCCGCGCACTACTGCTGTCACAACAACCACCTCGCCATTTGCCCTAAACACTGACTCTTTAGATGAGTATGCCTTCACGGCCCTTGCCAACGCGCTGACGATTAGCGCAGATGCTGGAACGCCAACAGACGGGCAAAAGTTCATTCTCCGTATTTTGAACAATGGAACCGGCTACGTCATTACGTTCACTGGTGGTGTATCAAATGGATACAGGCCAATTAACGTGACTATGACTGCCAGCGGCAGTAACTGGACCTACACAACAACTGCCAGCAAAACAACATACTTCGGTATGCTCTACAATTCGAATGCGGCACGTTGGGACATTGTTGCGATCTCACAGGAAGCCTAAGAGGGGATTAAATGGCTATTGTGCAACTAGAAGATGGTCGCATGGCTGATCAGTTTCAGATTGGCGACGAGCCCTATGTGCTGAAAGATTCGTTGGTGATGATGCCTGCGGACTACGAGGCTCTGACGCCGGAAGAGATTGCCGCCATGAAGCAGGCCCGCTACGACAACTGGTATGCGATTGTTACTGCGCCGCCCGTTGATGTTCTTGACGAGCCGGAGGCGTAATCATGGCTGCTCGTTTTTGGGTTACAGGCGGGACGGGAAATTGGAGCAGCACCACTAACTGGTCTGCAACAACAGGCGGCGCGTCTGGCGCGTCTGTGCCGGGATCTGCTGATACGGCTACCTTTGACGCATCTTCTGGCGCGGGAACCGCAACTGTAGATAGCAGCGTCACCATTCAAACACTGACGATGACGGGCTTCACTGGCACGTTGGCGTTCGGCACTAACACAATTTCAGTAAATAGCACGGGCACTGTTTACACGGGGGACACAACTTTTTCCGTCACAGGAACTCCAGTCATTAATGTTACCAGCACTGGCTCTACAGCCATTACTGTAACGCCCGGCGTGGCAACAGAAGCCAATAGCATTTCGTTTAATTTTACTGGCGGAACGTATACGCTGACATTTTTGAACACAGCGAGTAATTCAGCGCGCAGCATTAGCTTTACGGGTTTTGCTGGAACATGGGCTGCAAGAACAAATGCTAACACAATTTATGGTTCTGTAACGCTTTCTACAGGAATGACGTTTTCAGGTTCGTCTGGAGTTACAACTTTTGGTGCAACATCTGGAACGCAACTTATCACTTGCAATGGCAAAAGCTTTGACAGCCTTATAACTATTAATGGCGTTGGCGGAACCGTTAAACTTGTCGATGCCTTGACGATGGGTGCAAATAGGACATTTACGCATACCAATGGCACATTAGATTTGAATGGGCAGACGCTAACTGTTGGCACTCGTTATGCAACTGGCACTGGAACAAAAAATTTAACTTTTAATGGCGGGACGTTAGTATGCCCAGCAGCAAACACATCATCATTTAATAATGGAGCCACATCAGGATATACACTTACTGCTGGAACTGGCACTGGCAAGATCAGCATGACTGCGTCCACCGCCAAATCGTTCCTTGGCGGCGGTGCTACATTCCCATGCACACTATCAAATGATGGCGCTGGCGCGTTGACCATCACCGGAAGCAATACGTTCACCACTCTTGCCAATGGTGTCAGCCCGACAACATTTTCTTTTACCGCCGGGACAACGACAACCGTTACCAACTGGAACATCAATGGCACCGCTGGCAATCTAGTCACGATTGGCAGCGTGACTGCGGCATCCCACACGCTGTCAAAGGCCAGCGGGACGGTTGGCTCCAACTACTTGTCCATCAGCTATTCTACAGCTACTGGGGGCGCGGCATGGTTTGCTGGAGCTAACTCCACGGATGGTGGCAACAACAGCGGGTGGGTGTTTTCTAACGCAACGACAGGTAACTTTTTCTTCTTCTTTGTGGTCTAGGGGGGACACTATGGAAAACAAGTTGAGAATATGCGTCTACGCCATCAGTAAGAACGAGGCGCATTTTGTACAGCGTTTTTGTGAGTCAGCGCAGGATGCAGACCTCATTATGATCGCCGACACAGGGTCAGAGGATGGTTTGCCGGAAAAGGCGGAACTATATGGAGCGACTGTTCATCACATTTGCATCACTCCTTGGCGGTTTGATCATGCTCGCAATGCTGCTCTTGCCCTTGTTCCTCGCGATATTGACGTATGCATCAGCCTAGACATTGATGAGGTCCTGCAACCCGGCTGGCGTGAGGAGATTGAGCGTGTCTGGATCAAGGGAGAGACCACCCGCCTCCGTTACATGTTTGATTGGGGCTGCGGCATCGCCTTCTATTATGAAAAAATCCACGCCAGACACGGATACCACTGGCATCACCCATGCCACGAATATCCTGTACCTGACGGACGCATCACCGAGGTCTGGGCCCAAACCGACTTCCTCATTGCCGTCCATAAACCTGACCCGACCAAGAGCCGGGGACAATACATGGATCTTCTGGAGCTTTCCGTAAAAGAAGATCCGCAGTGCCCCCGCAATGCCTTCTACTACGCCCGTGAGTTGAGCTTCAATGCTCGGTGGCAAGAAGCCATTGACGCATGCCAGAGCTATTTAGCATTGCCCCGCGCCACGTGGATGAATGAGCGGTGCTATGCGTATCGGGTCATGGGCCGGAGTTATAACGAACTCCTCAATGTTGAAGCCGCAGAGAAGGCCTTCCAGATGGCCGCGTCTGAGGCGCCAAACACCCGAGAGCCTTGGTGCGAGTTGGCGCTCCTCTGCTACCGCCAGCACCGCTGGGAGGAATGCTTCGCCTACTCCACTCGGGCGCTGAAAATCACCAACCGCGAGGCCGTCTACACCTGCGACCCCGAAGTCTGGGGCTATCAGGCGCACGACCTCGCCGCCATCTCCGCTTGGAACCTTGGATTGAAGGACACGGCTGTTAAGCAGGGACAAATTGCGGTAGATTTGGCCCCACATGATGACCGCCTGCGGTCCAATCTTGGCTACTACCTCGGTGAAATTCAAGATAAGGCCGCATGATGGACACGCAGAACGTCATGAACATAATCAGCGTTGCCGCGATTGGCGCTGGTGGCTGGTTTGCCCGCGAAATATGGGGTGCGGTGAAAGAATTGCGCAAAGACCTTCATTCAATTGAGACGGACTTGCCCAAATCCTACGTCAGCAAGTTCGACATG